AAGAAGATGACAGCGCAGACGAGCAGTTCGACGAGGTCGACAACGAGAACGACGCCCAAGCCGCCGAAAGCGATGAGCCCGGCGCAGTGGAGGAAGACGACAGCGAAGACGAGCAGACCGCGGAGGTCGACAACGAGAACGACACCCAAGCCGCCGAAAGCGATGAGGCTGCAGACGACCACGCCGCGGGTACTCCCGTCTCGGAGGAGGACATTCTACTGCCTCCCTACGTAGGGGCAATAACAGGGAGAGCGTATAGCTGTTGGGAAAAACTCACCTCGAAGCAACGCGCCGAGGTGCGGGAAACGTTTGCCATGTGGGGCGAGATGAACGATATTACGGGGAGAAACAGCGGCGGTGGTGATTATGCGGAAGCGGTCAAAGAATTAGATGGCGCTGAGTGGTGGTTCTTCCATGCCAAAAGCCTCCTTATAGATGGATTTCCCAAAAGCCTCGTTAGGAACGAGTCGAACCTGCGCAAACGTATTAACAGAGCAATCGACGCCATCCCAGGCTTCCGAGAGTCCGAAAAATTCAAGAAACTCATCGAACTATATCCAACCTACAAAGAACGATTACAATGAAACAGCTACTCGACACCCAAGCCGCCGAAAGCGATGAAGACTACACCCTCTTTTCGGACGATGATCTGCCTCAGCCTCCGGGAGTTGAGGAGAAACCCGCAAATCTTTGGCTCGGCTGGGATAAACTCATGTGGGAAGAGAGACGGCGTGTAAAAGATTCGGTTGCCCTGTTTTATAGGCTGGACGATATTACCGCACAAGACGACGAAAGTCCGGCGGCGCCCATTCTAACGTTGGCAGATTCGCCCCATACCTTATTGCGGCATTACATCAGGTTCGCCACCGCACAGAGCATTTTGGCTGAAGAGTCGGAGCTACGCAGACTACTTTGGAAAGCAATCGACGCAATTCCCGACTTCCGCGACTCCGAAGAGTTTAAGACACTCATCGAACAATTTCCAACCTACAAAGAAATAGAACAATGAAACAGCTACTCGACACCTTCGGCCAGTGGGGCTTCTTCGCTCTGCACACGGCTCTTCTCCTTCTCGCCACCTTTCTGGTCGGCTTAGAAATTGAATGCCCCGTGATTCCTTGGATTGTATGGAAAGCAGCGGGAGTTATCGGAATTTACTTGTGGGCTTTCATTGGGAAACGGGCACTTTTAGCCGAAATGTTCCCCACTTCTGTGGCTCGTTTTTTTGCCTACATGAAAGAACACGTGAACACCGAAGACGAATAACACACACGGCGCCATGGAGAACGACTTTTATAACCCTCGTAATTCTGACTCTATCCCGCGGTTTCTTCCCTCCTGCCCGGTGCCTAACATTCCGCGAGATCGCTGTTCGACTTGTCCCCGCAGCAGGGTGTCGAGGTCGTCGGCTATCTGTACAGTCTGCCGCAAATTAGACAAGTGCCTGCCTACGATATACGAAGTGATTCACAACCTGCGAATCTGCGGCAGGGCGGCTCGTTGCACTATTATTGAAGGGGAGGATCTATGCACGCTCGCAAAGTGGGCGGTATGGACACAGGAGGACTTTACAAAAGATGGAGACACTCCCTATTGGGATGAATTCATTTTCGTGGTTGATTACTTCCTCACAGTGGCGGAGAGTTACATTGACGCGGGGTGCTGGTATTCACCAAGTTCCTACGCTGCACCCTGTGACATGGTGGCGAAGCTCGCCCGAGTGGTACCCGGTATTCGTCCATACAGATAAAACATTACACACACGGCGCGCCGCATATTTCTTTTCATGTTTAACAATGCAGGAATTACACTTGGGGTGGCGGCGCGCCCCTTTCCATAGCTGCTTTACCTCATTGATGATTGATAATAGTGTTTTCTGCATCCGTCGTGAGACGCCGTGCAGTATGGCGAGAACGGTTGCGGCTCTCTTGAGTGCTGCGGGGTTCGACTCCCCACTCGCCACGATTTTTTTTTCATTGAGTAGTATGAATTGATTTTCCCGCGCCACGTTGTGACAACGCACGCGGACACGGCACGAAGGGTAGCGAGTTTTTGCGATGTTTTTCCTCGCTGCGGGGTTCGACTCCCCGCCGTGTCACAGTCCATATCAACCTCCGGCTGTTGCCCGCTCGTGAGAGTCGGAACAGCCACACGGCCGCGGAATGTGCGATGCGTTGCATGTTCGCCCGGAAAGGGAGAGCGACACCGCTTGTATATAGGCAACTCGTTCAAATCTCGCTCTCTCTCGGCGGTTCGATTCCGCCCGCGGCCTCTCAATAGCGCGCAGCGTTCGGTCTTTTGCCGTCGCGGTTGGGGTTCTCTCCTGCGATGCTGCGCACAGTGTTCCATCTTCAAAACAAGTAAGACGATGAAAATTTACATTTCGGGTGCCATCACCGACCCGGCCACCGGCAAGCCCCGCGAGAACTTTGCCGAAGCGTTTAACACCGCCGCGGACTACCTCCGCTCCCTGGGCCACGAGCCCGTAAACCCCACCGACCCCGCGCTGCAATCGAAAGCTGGCGGCACGCAATGGGTGGACTACATTGCCCGCGACGTGAAACTCGTATCGGAGTGCGACGGGATCTACTTCATTGCCGGTGCGAATGCTTCGGACGGCTCGCACATTGAGCGCATCGTGGCCGAGCACCTGCGCATTCCGAGCTATTTCCCCCATTTGCCGCCGCCCCCGGTGGAGAAAGCCGAGAAGCCGAAAGCGGCAGAAACTAAGAAATAAGGTTTTGTAGTTCCATAATGTGAGACGTGTCGCTCTCTTCTCTCAAGGATGAGGCGACACACACGGCCGCGGAATGTGCGCAGCGTCGCAGGTTCGGGAAAGCGGTGAAGAACGCAGTACAATGGGGGTGCACTCTTTCTTTACTCGTAGGCGGTTCGATTCCGCCCGCGGCCTCGAGATATTAAATTGTTAGGTTAGATCCCGCGCCACGTCGTGAGACGGCCCGCGGACACGGCACGAAAGGAAACGGCGAGGGTCTTTGCCAATTCATCCCTCCATCTGCTCGCCGCGGGGTTCGATTCCCCGCCGTGCCACTCAATAAGCAACGATATGAATGAGAAGATACCCAAAGAATGGCGCCCCGCCGATTCGGCATTTGAATGTAAAACGGGGCGCCGCCGCAACAGATTGACCCGCGACGATGTACGGCAACTCAAGCCGAACCGTCCGCGCAAGTTCATTCTCCCGAACCTCAAAGCACTACAGAGCGCCCGCGCGGCGGTGACGTATGTACGACTGGCCGAAGAATTGCCGGTGTACAGCAAAACGTGCATTTACGATTCAAGCATTACAGTGATAAAAATAACCCCACCCCGATGACGAAAACACGCCCCGAAGTCCCGCCGACCGCTCGCTTCAACGTATCGGATACGGCACGCTTGCTTAAGATTTCAAGAACGTCGGTCTACCGATACAAGAATTTGGGGATGCTCAAACCCATGGCTAACGAATACTTTGGGCGTTTCGTTTTCACCGGTCAGAGCATTATGAGCTTTTGGACTAAATTCTACAAGTAAAAAAGGACATCATGCAAATAGAATTGGAAGCCGCCGAGTCTCTGCGCCGAGCATTAGAAACCGACGGCACGGCACAAGAAATCAAGTATGACTGCTTAGTGCTTGAAGACGAGATTTCGGCTCTCGTCAAACTGCCGGCAGAAGAAATGAAAAATCACCCCGGGCTGTGGCTGCTCGAAGACGACGACGAAACGGAGGAGGACGTAGAAGCCTACGTGCTGACAGAGGAAGACAAAGAACGGTTTCTCGACGAGCTGTGCGACCTCCTGTTACAAGCGGCGGAAGAACATAGTGCGCGGGTGCGCAGTGAAATGGAGTTGCAGCAGATTGCAGACGAGGAAAACGAAATGCGCCATCATTACGAAGTGTAGCGCTCAACAAGTAGACACCTGATTTTATACGTTCTGCTTAATGACCCCAACAGAATTTGCTCTCCTCCTTCACCACTATTCGGAAACGAACGCCATCGTCGCCCGTATCGCCATAAGGCAAAAGTGCTCGCCGCAGCACGTGCTTCACGATTTCACGCGCCGCGTCCACGAACATTTGCAGGCCATGGGCGCTAACTCAACCGATGAGGCTCACACATAAAAACAAAGACAATGGAATTACAAGGTAACATCTTAGAACTCCTCGCCCCCGAAACGCGCACTTTCAAGTCGCCGAACACGGGCGAAGACGTGGAATACACGACCCGCGTTCTGCTGCTCGACTGCTCTACGTACAACCGCTTTGGCGACCCGATTGAAAACATCGTGCCCATTACGTTCACGGGGCGCTATGCCGAGGGGTTGGAGGCCTTTCCGAAAGGCTCAGAGGTAAAAGTGATCGTAACTCCGAAAGGCTGGTGCGTCGACCGCGACGGCAGAAAGCGCTACGGCGTGACGATGCGCGGTTTTAATGTTTCGCTTGCCAATCCCACCGCACAACAGAACAACGCCCCGCGCTATTGACGCCCGGGACGACAACAAACAACGCGATGCAAGATCCCGAACACCAACTACAATGCGCGTGCGTTCGTTGGTTTCGCTACGCTCACGCCGACTTGAGTCCGCTGCTCTTCGCAGTGCCCAACGGCGGCCGACGCGACCACATCACCGGTGCCCGCCTCAAAGCTGAAGGCGTGGTGGCCGGCGTGGCTGATTTGCTTCTTCTCGTGCCCTCACAACAGCACCACGCGCTGTGCATTGAGATGAAGACTGCAAAGGGGCGGCAAAGCCCCGCACAAAAGGAGTGGCAACAACACGCAGAGACCCACGGCTATCGTTACGAAGTCGTTCGGGATTTCGAAACGTTCGAGCGTGTTGTCAGCGAACACCTCAACAACAACGAATGAATAGGTAACACAAACCATGGGAAGAAAGAAAGCAACAAAAACCCTCTCTTCCTACTTTCCTCACGATTCCAACGCCCGCAACGATGAACGGCTGGTAAATGTGCGCATGAAGCACGGCCCCGCGGGTTATGGCGTTTACTTTATGCTCGTAGAGCGCCTCCGAGAAGATCCGGAATATATGAGTGTCGTTGATTATAATCTTATAGCTTTCGACCTTCGTATCGATGCTTCTCTCGCAAAGTCAATAATTAGGGACTTTGGGTTATTTGCCTTCACCGTCGACCCCGTTCGCGGTGAGTGTTTCTACTCCGAAAGCCTACGACAGCGAATGGCGCGAAAAGACGAAATAACGGCGAAGCGCAAAGCAGCGTCCGCCCTCGGTGTATCCGTTCGCCAAGAAAACCGCGAAAAGACCAAAACCACCGAAACGAGCTACCAAATGGTAACAGAAACGCTACCAAATGGTACACCAAATGGTAGCGAAAAACGTACCAAAGAAAAGGAAAGGAAAGGAAAAGAGAATATTACTTCTTCTCCTTACGTCGAAGAAGCACACGCGGCCAAGCCGCTCCGCAATGCCGGTGCGAGGGATGAGGCTGCAAGCGTTGCCCCCTCCGCGGGGTGCGGCTCGAAAGATAAAGTCGATTTCGATTTGGAGGCCTTTGCCCGCTATTTCAACGAAACGATGGCCGCGCACGACGCACAGATTCCGCAAGTGCGCAGTATCCCGCCCAACAGCAAGCGCGCAGCGTTTGTCCGCGCACGGCTGAAAGAACACGGCAAAGAAGCACTCGCCAAAGTGGTGCAGAACGCCGCAAAGCTTAGTTTCTACAACGGCGGCGGCGCTCGTGGGTGGGTAGCCGATTTCGATTGGTTGTTTCGTCCGTCGAACTTCCTGCGCGTCTTAGAAGACACGAGAGCAAACGCCGTCCCGAAATCTACAAACCTCATAACAACCTCACACCATGGCACAACCGCAAAATCTGTCGACGATTATAGCGACGAACGACGGGCGCGAAATGAAGAGATCGCCGAACGCTTGCGCAAATCTGCCTTTGGAGATTAAGCGAGCGCGGCAATACTACACGACGGCCTACTCGTCGAAGATTGCACCCCTTTGCGCTTCGCGCCCCGACCGCTGCTATTTGGGAAGCGCTCCCGCCATTGCGCGGCTCGGGATTGAATGCGGCGACGACTTCGCCGTGTGGTGGATTGCCGACCAAGTGGCGAGCTATTCCACGACGTTGTCCGAAGCCGACCGGCTAACGTCCGCCGATATAGACCAACTTTCTCTTGCGATTTACGCGAATTATTCCACGCTGAACCTCGCCGAAGTAATGCTATTTTTCTCACGCCTTGCCGCCGGCATCTATGGGCAAGTCGCTTTCGGGCGAGTACGTCCCGAAAATATCACGGCAAAAATCCCGCTCTTTATGGCTGCACGCCGCCGCGAGATTGAGCGATACGAAAGGGAACGCGAACGAATGGCGCGCGCCGCGGAAGAGGAGCACCGCCGCAAATATGCCGTCAGCCGCGAAACTTACAAACAAATGCTTGCGACGCTAGCGGCCGAACGCTTCGGGGGCGATGAGGACGAAGCGCGGAAATATATCGCCACACACCCCGAAGAGTTTCAACTTAAAAACAGAAACCAATGAAAGAAGAAATGACTTTCGAAGACGTGATGAATTTATATCACCTTCGTGTATCAGAAGTGCTTTACTTAATCGAGAAGCAGGGGCTGCCTGTAGAACCACGATTGCCCGGCGAAGAGTTCCGTTTTTCCAGAGAGAAATTGAACAAATGGCATCTGTCTTTGCCCTTTAACCTCGGAGACCTGTTTCGGGGCGCCAATGGACGGCGTTTGACGTTTGACGAGGTTTTGGATGAGTATGCTATCTCAAAAAAAGAACTAATCCATGCGATAAAGTTCGGTCGTATTCCATATTCGCACAGTCTCCCCTGCACGTTCTTGTTTGATAGAAAGGACGTCGTAGAGTTCCTAATGCGAAATGATGACGTGGACGGCAAACTAATAAATCTTACTACATCAAGATGGAAGTATTAGCCGAAAAAAAAGAGCGTGAACGTGTCATGCGTGCACAGATCCGCGCCCTTCGTTTCAAAGTGAAAGACCTTGCAAAGACCATCAGCGCAACATTGGCGGCCGACCCCGTGTGGTGTGCGCTCCCAAAGTACGAACGGAATTGCGTACTCGGCCTTATGGTAGGCCTTTTCCGTCAGAACCTCAATTAAAACAAGAAACAACATGAGCAAACGAAACAACAGAAAGCCCGAAACACAAGAGATCACACAAGAGCAATTACACGCGATAGCCAAGAAGTGGTGCGCGGACGATGAACATGGGCGCGCAGTGTTGCTCTTCTCGCTATCAGAGAATGGGGAGATTTCTGCGAACATTCTCGGAGACCGGCGCGATTTGAAGAATCTCCTCTATGCAAAGTCTATCTCCGCGCTTCTGCGTGTATATAGAAAGCCCACGCTGTGGCAACGCCTTCGAGATTGGTTCTTCCCTTTTTCCAAAATCTGACCGTCTGCCATGGCGCACAATCTCAAAAGCATCCGGCAAACATTCCGAGAAAACGGCGTTTTCTACACCGATGAACGTCTTGCACAAATAATGAAGGGCTACGTCGGGCGTGAAGTTGCCGAAGTTTACGACCCCACTTGTGGGGACGGCGCGCTGCTTGCTGTTTTCGGAGACGAGGTGCGCAAATATGGGCAAGAGCGCGAGGGCGACCAGTTGGACGTTGCGCGTGCTCGGCTCGTAAACTTCGAGGGGGTGTGCGGCGACACGTTGCAAGAACCGGCATTTGTCGGTCGTCGATTTGATTGCATTATGGCAAACCCTCCCTTCTCGGCGAAGTGGGAACAAAAGAGCACCGACGAACGATTTACGGCCGCCCCTGCGCTCGCCCCGCCGTCAAAAGCCGATTATGCGTTTTTGCTCCACGTGCTCCACTACCTCGCCCCCGATGGTGTAGCCGTGGTGCTCAATGCTCCCGGCATTCTCTACCGCGGCAATGCCGAGGGGAAGATTCGCCGCTGGCTGGTGGAGCAAAATGTCATCGACCGCGTGGTGTTTATCCCCGGCGGCTATTTTGTCGACACGAAGATCCCCACCGTGTTGCTTGTGCTGCGAAAAGACCGCACGGCACGCGGCATTACTTCCATCGCATACGAAGACCGCAGCAGCGGCCGCGAGATCAGCATCACCCCCGAAGAGATAGCGGCAAATGATTACAGCCTTTCCAATCTCATGCCGCAAGAAGAAAAGGAGCAATCGCCCCCCATCGACCCGAACGCATTGGAACAAGAAGCCGAACGCGCGGCGGTGGATGTGCTACGCGCGAATTTAGAAATCACGCAAGCCGTCTCCGAGTTAGAGGGCATTGACTATCTCTCTCCCTTCGTGGCGCGTGTTGACGCGCTGCTCTCGGAATATCGAAAAGGACACGCCCGACTCGCATCGGCTGTATGCACCGGCTGTCTCTTTGCCCAGTAACAAATCATATCCCCAAACCTATGCAAGTAATCAAATTCCGCGGCCGCTCCATCGCCGACGGCTCAATCGTTTACGGCGGCGTGTTGCAGTATGCCACCGCGTCCTACATCGTCCAACCCGACACGCGCCACGCCGACGCATCACCGCGCTGCATTGAGGTGTACCCCGATTCGGTGGCGCAATACATCAATCGGAAAGCAGTGGATGGGCGTGAGATATACGTCGGCGACGAGATTAAATACTTCGATGCCGACTTAATGGATTTCTTCCAAGGCATTGTTTATTTCGACGAAGACGTAGCAGGGTTCCGAATAAAGAACTCGCTGCTAGATGAAATATATGGCTTTGACCGTCCGTACAAATACATCCTAATTACCCAAGCACTTCAATAATGACAGCAACAGAATACGAACAACAAGCCCACCGCACCATTGCCGGCCACGCGGCAGAGAACATCACATACCTCGGCTTTGGCCTGATGGCTGAGGCGGGTGAAGTGGCGGACAAGATAGCAAAGGCCGTGCGCCGCGGCGACATCGTAATCAACAACAACGAGATCGTGAGCTTTCGCGGCGATGCGTTCCGTCTCACCGGTGACATCACCGACGAACTTGGCGACGTGCTTTGGTTCGTTGCAATGATGGCACGCCGCCTCGGCTTCAGCCTTGAAGAAGTGATGCGCCGCAATCTCGACAAACTCGCCGACCGCCAAGCGCGCGGCGTGATCATCGGCGATGGAGATAAGCGATAGGAACGCAGTTACAACGTAGTTACATAGAAACGCCCCACGAACACGACTTTGCCGCGTTCGTGCGGGCTCTCTCAGTTACAACCTGGTTACATGAGCAAGACAATGTTCTCCAATCACCGCGCGGACTATCGCGCCATGATCAACTCCGCCCGATGGGTGGAACTCCGCGCACAGGTGTTGAGCGTCCGTCCTCTGTGTGTGCGCTGCATGCACGAGGGACGCGAAACGCTTGCCACTGAAGTGCACCACATCTCGCCCGTGGAAGACGGCGCGACAGCCGAAGACCGCCGCCGTCTGATGTTCGACGTGACGAACCTGCAGCCATTGTGCCACTCCTGCCACGTGGCGGTGCATGTCGAGTTGGGGCGCGGCGGCAAGCGCGGAACGGCGCGCCGTGTTGAGGTAGAACGCAAAGCCATTGATCGCCTCTTCACCGGCGAAGACGATGGCACGCGCATCCAACGCCCCGCAACGCGCGTTAAAAAAACAAACAGGGACAAACCCGATACCCCCCGGGGGGTGTTTTAAAAAGGGGGTGGGGGTGCTTCTAAACCCCACACACTCTCTTTTCTCTGCGTCCGACGATTTTTGGAATAGGTGGATTTTAACGAAACAACACTAAACACAAAAGGATCACCCACTCCAAAACCTCGACTAAATGGACAATGAAAGCCACGAAGGCCAAGTTTTAATCTCCGCTTCCGAGTTGGCCGAACTGCGCGCCATCGCCAAAAAATACGGGCGATTTATGCGCGAGAAGAAGAAAACCGTGGAGGAACATGCCGCCACGGTACAGCGCGCTGTGAAATCGAAGGGCGCGGACTCGGCTGCTCTCGAGATGGAAATTTACTCTCTCGCTTCGGCTCGCCGAACGCTCGACCTGGCCAATGCTGAAATAGCTAATCTCAAAGCCACCACCGTCAGCGAAAAAACACAACAAGGCGAGAAGCTCGTTTCGCACCCCGTTTTTCGGGTGCAGCGCGACGCGTTGGCCGCCGTCACCCGCCACATGAAAGCACTTGGACTGACCGCCCAAGACCTGACCGCCGCCGATGAAGGCAGCCCCCTCGAGAACCTGACGGAAAAGGTGCTCAAAGCCACACAAAAAGCCGCTAAACTATGAAAGACGCTCAACTCGGTGCGCTCGACACCGTGCGATGCGCCAATTTTCTGAACAACGATTTGCCCGATGGGTGTGCCGACCTCATCGTAGCCGACCCTCCATATTTTGAAGTCAAAGGCGATTTCGATTTTCAGTGGCCGACGTTCGACGCCTATTTGTCCGATGTGGAACGATGGGCGGCCGAATGCGCGCGCCTACTCGCTCCCACCGGTAATTTGATTTGGTGGGGATCGGCGGCGCGCATCGCCTATTCGCAAATTATCCTTGATCGGCATTTTCGTCTCCTCGCTAATTGCGCGTGGTACAAGAAGGAAGGATTTCATCAAAAACAATCAGCGGAGACCTATCGCACATTCCGCAGCAGTACCGAACGCTTCTTGCACTACGAAAGCCCCGATGCGCCCTCCGAGTCTTTTTCTTCTCCCAACGCAAAAAACTTTTATGCCCCATTTGAGTCCGTACGCGCGTGGCTGCATCGTGAAGTCCAAGCGCTCGGCGGCGTGTCGTGTGTGGGGACTGCTCTGCACATCAGCGGCTGCGCTGTGGGCCACTGGATTGGGCACAGCCAATGGACGTTTCCGAACGCTTCGCGCGTGGCACAACTCCTCAAACTTTACCCACCTGTCTACAGGAAAGAAAAAGCCGCGGAGTTTGAGCGAAAACGTGGAGAATATGAAGCAATAAAGCGCGAGTATTTTGAAAAAGTACGCGAGAACTACGATTCGCATCGCCGCCCCTTTTTCGGCGAGCTCTACAGCTTCCGCGACATCATCACGGCATCCCAAGAAACCCACATCACAAAGCTCTACGATTTTCCGACGAAGAAGCCGCCCACGCTTACGCGGCAACTCATCGAAACCTGCAGCCGCCCCGGAGCGTTGGTGGTCGTCCCCTTTGCCGGCAGCGGCACAGAGTGCGAAGCTGCCAAGGTTAGCGGCCGCCGCTTCATCGGTTTCGACACCGACCCGCGTGCCGCCGCCATGGCACAAGCGCGCGCCGATGCCGCTATTCACGAACCTACTTTGCCATTATGACGGAAGAATACAAAGACAGACTCCGCGAGGCGAAAGTAGAAGTGACTCGTTTGCTCGACGCTGTAGACCTCGCGGCCTACAATTTGGCAGACACCGACGCGCGCCTTGAGGCCTACTGCGCCGAAGTGATCAACAACCCGGACGGGCACAACGTGTTCGAGCAGTTGGGGGTGAAACACTTCTTGAAGATGGTCGACAAGTACGGGCTCTGCAAAGTGGCGGTGCTGCAATTCTTCACGCTCTACGAAGAATTGCACTTCCCCGGCATCGCAGGTTTGCAGAAATACAAGCTCACGCCGGTGCAGGCATTCCAATACGCTTCAATTTATGGATTTTGGGAAGGCACGCGCCGCGTGGTACGCACGGCGCTGCTCTTCGTTCCGCGTAAATTCAGCAAGACCACGAGCAGCGCCGCCATATCGGTCCACGATGTCTTGTTTGGCGATGCCAACGCGGAGAGCTACATCTGCGCCAACAGTGCCGACCAAGCAAAGAAGTGTTTCAAGGTGGTGCGCCAATGCTTCCTCAAACTCGACCCGAAGTCTCGTTACTATTTGGCCAACGAGACCGAAATCAAGAGCCGCCGCCCCAACCGTCCCGCCTTTGCGCAATGCTTGACGGCCAACGCCAACACGAAAGACGGACTCAACGCGTCGACCATCATCGTCGACGAGTTCTCTCAAGCGCGCGATGCCGAACTTTTCTACACCCTCACCTCGTCGATGGGGGCACGGCACAACCCGCTCACCGTGATTATCACGACCGCCTCGCCCCTTGTCGATGCGCCGTGCTACGAGATGGTGCAAGGTTGTTGCCGTATGCTGTTGGGCGACTACGAAGACGACAGCACCTTTGCCCACATTTTTATGCCCGATGTCGACGACGACGAAGGCAGCGAGGACACGTGGCGAAAGGTGCACCCCCACATGGGCGTAACGGTGTCGATGGACTTCTACCGCGACGAGTGGGCAAAGGCTTTGCGCAACGGCGCGGAGGCGCTGCTGACCTTTCGCACCAAGCTGCTCAACATCTACGCCGAAGACGAGACGCGTCCGTGGATTGGCGCCACGCTCGCCCGCAAGATGATGCGACCGCTCGACTTGAGCGTGTTCACACAGCGACCGACGGCGATGGTGGCCATCGACTTGTCGGAGAGTGACGACTTTTCGGCCGTGACGACTTGCATTCACAATGCGGCCGACCGCACGATGCACTTTCACACCGATTATTTTTTTCCCCGCGGCGCTCTGCCGGGACACCCCAACGAGGAGATGTACCGCAAGTGGGCGGCCGACGGGCATTTGCACCTAACGGACGGCGAAGTTATCGACTACCGCGCCATCGTGGCTCACATCGTCGGCCTGTCCAAGCGCTTCAACGTCCTAAAAATAGGATACGACGCGTGGAAGTCGCAGGAGGTGATCAACATGCTCGGGGCAGTCGGCGGCGCCGATGCGCTCAAACCGGTGGCGCAGACGTTCGGCAATTTCACCGCTCCGGTGGAGAGCTTCGAACACTGGGCGAAAGAAGGGCGCATCACCATCAACTCCAACCCGATCAACGCTTTTTGCTTCGGCAATGCCGTGCTGGCTTTCGACAACTTGGAAAACTGCAAGCCGGTCAAGCGCAAACAAACGCGCAAAATCGACGGCGTGATCACGATGCTCATGACGATGCGCCTATTTCTCGACGCGGAACAATAGACGGCCGCCAATTTCGGCACGAAAGACACACAAAATAAAATATAAAGTTTGGCGCACGGCGGTGCATCACGGCGCACGGCGGCACACATTGTTACACCTTGTTACAGTAGGGTTTTGGGGGCGTTTAACGCGCTCGCAAAACCCTATTGTCTGCGCGCGCGAATCGGACTAATTTCGCTCTGTTGTTTTCATAAAATCCCACCTATTCACTCACTCTATTTTATGGGTTTTTTCGCAAGTGTCCGCAACCTGTTCCGAAGCGCTCCGCCGGCCAAAACGTCGGCGAGCCGTTCGGCGGGCACCGGGGGCGTACGTGGTTACGTCCTCGGTGTGAACACTTCGCCGATGTCCATTCCCACAGCGCACCGCTGCGTCGAAGTGATAGCGGGAATCGTGTCTTCGCTCCCCCTGCGGGTGGAGAGTGTGCGCGATGGCTTGTTTGTCTCCACACCGGGCGACCGCTTGTCCTATCTGCTCAACGTGCAACCGTGTCCCTCGATGTCGGCTGCCGACTTTTGGGGCGCGATCATTCGTCTGCTGCTGTTGGAGGGCAACGCCTACGTGGTACCCGTATACAACTCATTGAACTATGAGGTCGAAAGGTTGGTGCTTTGCAACCGCAGCACGGTGAGCCACGACACGCTCCGCAACGTCTACATGGTGAACGATATGGCAAACGGCCTTTCGGGCACCTACGATGAAAGTGAGATTTTGCACTTCAAACACCTCACACTCGACGGGAAAAAAGGCCTTTCGGTGATTTCCTATGCGAGAAACACGCTCGACATTGCCGGCAGCGCCGCGGAGGAAACGCTCACACGCTTTGCCGACGGCGGAAATGTCCGCGGCTTTTTGGCCAACGGCACAGCAGGCCGCCCGTTCGCTTTGGGTGAATATGATAGCGACGAGCTTAAAAACGCCGCGAAGTCGATAGATGAACGCTTCTCGAACGGCGAGAAAATCGTGGAGTTGCCCGGGCAAGTCGATTTTCGACAAGTCACCATGACGTCGGCCGATATGCAGTTTCTCGAAACGCGCAAATTTACGGTTTTCGAGGTCTGTCGTTTCTTCGGCGTGCCGCCCTCTTTTGTCTACAGCGACACGAGCAACAACTACAAGAGCGCAGAGAACGCCTACACCGATTTGATGAACCTCACGCTCAACCCGATTTTGCACAAGTTGGAGTGCGAGCTGCTGCGCAAACTCTATCCCGAAATGGCCGAGCGCCGCCGCATCATCTTCGACCGCCGCGAAATTTACGCTTGCGACCTCGAGAGCCGCGTCCGTTATCAAACGGCGACCATCGCCGCCGGGCTCTACACCGTCAACGAATGGCGCGCCGCCGAAAACAAGCCCCCCGTCAAAGGCGGCGACACTCCTTTGGTTTCGGCCAACCTCCGAGACCTTTCGATCACCCCCGAAATGCTGAACGATGGAAAAGACACCCACACCCAAAAAGAACCCCGAAACGCTGCGACGTGAATGCGTGGTGCGCGAAGGGGTGCACCTCCGAGAAGCCCCCGAAGGGCAAGAGAGCCGAACGATTGAAGGCTACGCTATTTTGTTCAATACGCCCTCCGCGGTGCTGTGGAGCGAAGACGACGGGAAAATCGAGGCGCGCGAAATCATCGCCCCCGAAGCCGTAACCCGCGAACTGCTCGACGCATCGGACATTAAGTTCACGTTGTTCCACGACCGGCAACTCATTTTGGCGCGTTCCAAGGAGGGACAGGGCACGTTGTCTTACGACATCGACACGCGCGGCGTGAAGTTCTCTTTTGAAGCGCCCCACACGGCCGACGGCGACAAGGCGGTCGAACTCGTGCGCCGCGGTGATCTGGCGGGGTGTAGTTTCGCTTTCTCCACCTACTACAGAAAGAACGACTACGTCGGCCGCAGCGTGGACACCGACGCCACGGGAAACCAAAAAATCACCTACACCGTTCGCCAAATTGTGGGAGTCTACGACATGACCCTCGCCGCCGATCCCGCCTATCCCGATACGAGCGTATCACTGCGCGAGCAGTTTGAACCGGCACCCACCCCGTCCGTGGACGACACCGCGGAGCAGGAACGAGAACGACAGCTCGAAGAGATGGCACAAGTCCTGAAAAAGCACAAATACTAAACTCAATATACTATGACGTCAAGAATAACTATCACCGCCCGCGGCATTGAGTTGCGCGAGCGGCGCCGTGAGATCTCCGCAAAGATTGAGGAGATGGCGAACAAACTCCGCGAAGAAAAACGCGCCCGCAACGAAGCAGAAGACGCCGAGTACGGAGAATACGTGCGCGAATTGCAACTCGTCGACATGGATCTGCGCGCGTTGGCCGTCGATTATAAACATCAGTCCGAAGATGTCCGCCGCGAAGTTACGGAAATGGTGCGCGAACAAGTTCGCAGCGGCAAATCGTTTGAAGTCACTTTTGCGCGTGACATGGTAATGGTGAGCGATGTGAACAACGGCGGAATTATTCCTTTGCTGGTTCAGGACGTTATGGGGCCTCTTTGCGAACGACTCATTTACGACAAGATCGGGATTCCCATTTCAACCGGCGTGCACGGGGAATTTGTTTGGCCGTTCCATAGTGAAGTAACCGTGACCCTCGCCGATGAGGCCGTTGAGGTTCCCGGGCAGAAAATCACGTTCACTAAGAAGACGGCACACCCGGAGCGTCTGGCGGCACTGTACGAGACGACGCGCGAAGCCTTGATGCAGTCGAACAACCTCGTGGAGGATATTATTCAAAAGTATATCCCCGTTGCGATTGGCAAACACATGGACGCGGTGCTGTTTAGCACTACAAAGGTGACGGGGGCGAAGGACTTCGTCGGCCCGTTCGTCGCGTTGAAGGCTTCGGCAAAACAAATCGGCCCCAACATCGATTTTAAGACGCTGAACCTGGCCAAAGCCGAACTGCTGGCGACCGGCGTCGAGGGTGAGGCGATGGCTTGGGTGATGACCAAGTCCATGCAGGCTATCCTCGAAGCCACGCCCAAAGATCCCGGTTCCGGTATCATGATTTGCGAGGATGGCAAGATTGCCGGCCTCCCTGTTTATACAACGCAAGCCATTGGTAACGACTACATCGGCTTGGGGGACTGGAGTTATCAACCGCTCAACTTCTTCGGCGACGTTACGTTCATCGTAGACCCATACACCGGCGCTGCAGGCAACAAAGTGCGCTATGCTGTGAACACGGATGTTGCAACGGTCACGCTTATCCCCGAGGCGTTCAAACTCCTCAAAGTCAAGAACGCATAATCCTTTCTTTTCTGTTTTCCATGCTTACCGATTTCGACCTATTTCGCAAACACTGTCGCGCCGATGATTTCGACGACGAGACGGAGCTCCTGCGCTTTCTTCTCGAAGCGGCGGAGGAGGCCGTCGTCAAGGCGACGAACCGCAGCGCGGCGGAGCTTGTCGAAATGGGCGGCGGTAAGTTCCCGCACATGCTGCGAATCGCTGTTTATTCGTTGGGCGCGCATTGGTACAACCAACGAGAAGGGGTGGCCGCCGTGCAAATGCACAGCGTGCCGGAGACGTTCGAAGCTTGTGTCAAACCTTTTAAACGCCTATGCAAGCCGGAAGAATGAGAACGCGGCTTGAACTCCTGCGCCCGGTGCGCACCGTCGACGGTTTCGGCGCAGAGAGTGTACACTACGAGCCGACCCGCGTGGCCTATGCCGAGCAAGTGCGCCACACCGCACGCCTACACAACGAGGTGGGCGAGCATTTCCCCGACCATTCCACCGAATACAACGTGCGAGATGGGCACGAGGTGGGCGAAAATTGGCGAGTGCGCGAACTGCATGGCTTGCTCTACACCGTTACGGCGATCATCCCCAACAAGGCGCGCGGTTTTGTTACGCTGATTTGTGAACGAGTAAACGAATAACGACATGGAAGCGACAATGAACACCGACGGCCTGCGCGCCCTTTGGCACATGCTTTCCGAACGAGAACGCAAAAAGGCGCTCATCGGCGCAGCGCGTGCCACCGGCGCCGTAGTGCTTCGAGCGGCGCGGCGGGAGATGATGAAGACGAAAGTCGACAAAGCCGACAGACTGCGCACGAATGTTCGCTGCAACGTTTTCAAAGAGCGCGTCGGGTTCAAGGTCTGCGTGAGCGCAAACCCAAGATTTCGACGTTTCATGCACACCAATCGCCGCGGGGAACTCAAGCCGTTGGCCTATTGGTTTAACAGCGGAACAGAGAAGCGCCAAACCGGACGCGGCGGAACCGGAAAACGCAAGCCGCACTCCACCGGCGCGCTGAGGCGATACGACTTCATTGCCAACGCGCGCACTAGCATTCCCGAAGCACAAGAGATTTTCAGCGCGAAAGTCTTCGAGTGGACGGCGCGCATCGCGGCTCGTCACTACAAATAATTTTTGATCAATGGCAAAACAGACTTCTCTCAGTGCTGGGCTCGCGGTTCGCAAACTCCTTTCGGAGAACGAAGACGTGCAAGCCATCACGCGGCTCGTGTTCCCCGTTGTTTCCGACTCGGCGCAGCTCCCCTACGTCGTGTATCGCCGCTCAGATTTAGAACCTGCTCCCAACTCGCACGGCTCTGCCGACACGTTGACGTTTGAGGTCGCCTGCTACGCGGCGTCCTACGCCGGCGCGGTGGAATTGGCCGAGGCGGTTCGCGCTACACTCGACGGAACGAGCGACAACCTGCTGCATTCTTGTCGCATGACTTCAGCGGAGGAAATGTGGGACGCGGATGCCCATGTGCAGCTCCTCACGTTCACCGTTCGCCCCCGTTAACCAACACACAACACACACCTATCTAAACTACACACACATGGCACTACCTCAAGGCTATCTCAACGGTAACGACCTCCTCCTCTTTGTCGGAGGCAAGGCCGTAGGGCACTGCGCCTCGTATTCTGTCGACTACAAGAGCGAAACGAAGAACCGCGCCGTGAAACCCATTGCGTCGGCTCCTCCGGGCTCTGGCAAGTTCAAAGAAACAACCGTAACAGGACAATCCATTTCCATCAAGACCGAGCATTTTATCTATATCGGAGAAACTGAAGCCTCCCACAAGGATTTTTTGGCGGTTTGGAAGACGGGAGGGGCAGCCGATTTGAAAATAATGGCGCGCGGCTCCGAGGATATTCTTTTGGCGGGGTCGTTCATTATTGAGTCGATGAGCGAAACCACCGAGGCCGACCAAGACGTGAAGTCGTCCGTGTCGTTCATCAACAACGGCGCACCGACCACACTCGACGACACAAAACACCCCTAATTGATTATGGAAACAAAGAAATTCCCGAAGATTACCATCGACGGCAAAGCCTATCCCACTCGCGCGTCGATGGGAGCGATGCTGCGCTTCACGCGCGAAACCGGCAAAGAGTTGTCGGAGGCGCTCACGTTCACCGACCAAATCACCTATTTGTGGTGTTGCGTCGTTTCGGCCTGCAGCGCCGACGGCATCGAGTTCGGCATGGACTTGCTGACATTCGCCGACCATCTCGACGCAGAAGACGTGCAAGCGTGGTCGGAAGCCATCGAAAGCACGAACAGTGACGACGAAACAGACAACGCCGGCGCTGCAAAAAAAAAGCATTAGCCTTTTCGGAGCTAATGGGCTACGCGTTGGGCGTGATGGGCATGAAGTTAGACGATTTCGTGCGCCTCACGCCCGACGAATTTATGGCGTGTATGAAGGCGCACACAGAGGCAAAAGAAGGCCGTTCGCGCGATGAGTGGGAAAGGATGAGGCTACAAACCACGCTACTCATACAACCCCACATCAGCAAGACCCTGACTCCCGAAAAACTCTTTGCGCTGCCATGGGACGAGCACCGTGAAACCCAACCGCACCGCGAAACGCCCGAAGAATTAGAAGCGCGCAAAAAATATGCGCGTGAACTCGTTAGAGAAATCAACCGAAAAAACTCCCAAACAGATGGCCAAGGCTGATATACAAATTGTACTCCAAGCAGACGGCAAACCGATTGACGCGATCATCAAGAGCACCGAAGGTTTGCAGGAGGCCATGAAGAAGGCGCTCGAGGAATCGACGAAGCTCAAACCCTCGCTCATCAATGCCGCCGCCACGGCTTCGCTCTTCCAAACACTCAAGAGCGCCGTCGGCTCATTGCAAGGCGTCTTTTCGAGTTATACGCAGGCTTTCGAAGCGGCCGCTGTGGCCAACACGAAACTAAAAACCATCATGGAGCAGCGCATGAACGCGACTGCCGAAGATGTGAAGGGCGTGAAAGACGTGATTTCGGCGCAGAAGGAGCTCGGCGTTGTGAGTGGTTCGGTGCAGGTGGCGGGCGCTCAGCAAATCGGAACGTTCGCCACACAGGCTTCGACACTTCGCACCCTCGTGCCGGCGATGAACAACCTCCTCGCACAGCAAAAGGGCGTCAGCGCCACGCAGGAAGACGCGGTGGCGGTGGGTAATCTCTTCGGCAAGGCGCTGCAGGGACAAGCTTCGGCGCTGCGTCGTGTCGGCATCACGTTCTCAGCCGCCGAAGAAAAGATGCTCAAGCACGGCACCGAAAGCGAGCGCGCCGCCCTCTTGGCTCGTATCATCACGAACAACGTGGGCGAGATGAACAAGAAACTTGCCGCCACGCCCACCGGTCAAATGAAGCAGCTGCAAATGACCATTGGCGGCATTAAAGCGAAAATCGGCGAGGCGCTGGTCGGCTTCGGGCCCTATCTCGCGGCTGCGTCACAAGTTTCTATCATAACAGCTTCTTTTGGCCAACTCAAAACGGTCGTGACCGGTGTGGGGGCGTCTTTGGCTAATTTCCTCGCCACGACAAAGGCTTCTATTCTCGCACTGTATGCCGAAGCCGGCGCCGCGGGTACGACAAGCACCGCGATGCGGGTGCTTACGACGGTCAAGTTGGCAGCCGTCAGCGCAGCAAAGAAACTCATCGCGGTTATAAGTGCAAATATTTGGCTCGTGGCTGCGGCTGCAGTGGCGGGGTTGGTTTATGCGCTTTACAAGTTCTCCTCTGCCAACAACGAAGCCGCGCGCCGACAAGCGGAAACAAACGAGGCTTTCGGCGTTGCGGCCGCCGCCGCTTCGAAGGAGGAAAACAAATTAAAATCTCTTTTCGACGCACTGAACAAGGCAAAGCAAGGCACGGCGGCTTATGCACGGGCGAAAAACTCCATCATGGAACAATATGGGGAGTACATTCGCCAAATCGAAGCCGAACACGGGAAAATCAAAAAACTCTCAGACGTCTACGAACTCCTCCGCGAAAAGGTTGTTGCGGCAGCGCGTGCGCGCGCCATGGAAGCCTACGTCGATAAGAAGATGGGGGAGACAGCAGAAGAAAGGGGAGAACTTGTTTCGAATATACGTGGGGTGTTGTCAAAAAAATTCCATGGTGCGTTTTTGGATCACATGGTTCAAAAGACGCTGAAGGCTATTCGTGACGGCAACCTGAGCGAGCGGTATATAAAACAATTCGACGAGTTGCAAACAATAGCACAACCGGGCGGTCCGTCAACAACGCAGGTATATAATCCTCTGAGGGTTTACGCTGCGGGAATGAAAAAACTAGACCAAAGGGACGCTCAAGTTCAAGCCGATGCCAAGGCGGTTCTCTCAGCTGACAAAAGCACTGGAAATGCAGGAGCTAATGGCGACCCGGTGAAAAATAAAACCTATTGGGACAATAAGAAGAAAGATGCGCAAGAACAGTTAGAGCGTCTCGACACTTCTAAGGCGGCCGACCGAAAAGCGGCCGCGGTGCTTCGCAAACAGATTGCGGGATACGACAAGCAGCTGGAGTTCTTTTCTGCAGGTTCGCACGGCGGCGGAAAGAGCGGCGGGGGCAAGGGCGGACACAAGGTCGACCCCGTGAAGGCCGAAGAGCTCCGACAGAAAAACGAAGCGCTCGACGCGCACGCATTGACGCAGGCGCAGGACAAAGAGCAGGCCGCCGAAATCAAAGCTGCGCGCGAACGTTAC